TGGAATTATTATCGGAATTGTGTGTCTGGCAGGAGTAATAGCATTAAAAGCAATTAGTGTGTCTACAACCTATATGGATGACTCTTTCCGATGGGGAGGACGAGATGGGTATTAAAAATGATTGTCGAAGAAATGCAGAGGGATATTCAGACCCGACTGTCTATGAAGCACTGAAGAACATGGAACAGGAAGAGGAACGGTTCCACAAATTATTGGACACTATCTTTGCTCTTTGTGAGTTGTCAGATTTTCATATTGAGGAACGGATAGTTATCAAGGACAAACGAACGGGACGAATTTGGAGGTGATTATTTATGTGTGATGGAGTTAGAGAAACAATCTGTACAAAACTTGAAGGTGGGTGAAAATTACGCCCACTTTTGAGTTTTGAAAAACGGGCTTTGGTCACTTTTATTTGGGCTTTTTGGAAAATGAGGGGAATTTTGGGGAAGGATTCGGACGATTTTGGTCAAATTTATGGTCATTTGCCCACTTTGTGCCCACTTTTAAAACCCCGATTTGGTCAGTAAAAACCCAGTATTTATGCGGGTTTGCGGGCTCAAAGCCCACTTTCCCACTTTTTTTCTTAAACTATTATGATAGAAAGTTTAAATATATATAGTAATAGCGAAAAAAAAGTGGGTTTTTGGCCATGAGTAAAAAATGGAGGAAATCATGAACAAGATTAGTTGGGAGAGCTTATATGAGAATTTCAAGTCAATTTATCCGAGGTTGTCGCGGTCATCCGTATATTTTCGTCCGTTTGGGTATATGAGTATATTGGTGTACTTTGAAGATGGGATGAGAATGGTTTATGACGATCTCAGAAAACAGGCTCATATCACAGGTTGAAGAAAATGTCAAGAGCTAATAAAAAATCTTTTCTTTATCAACGGTTTATGGTATAGTATAAGTGCCACACAATCAAATATCGCAAATTCGTTTAAGGGAATTCATTTTGGTAAAAAGTGTATTCTCTCTTTACTCATACCCTTAAACGGAGCGAGATTGTGTGGCAACAATGGGAGATGCATTTTTTCGGTGCGTCTTCTGTTGGAGGCGCACTTTTTTATTTTGCGAAATATGAATAATAGAGGGATTCGAGTATGGGAGATTCAAATAGTAAAGATGGTAAAAATAGTAATCTTAAAGGAATTGGAGGCATTTTATTAACAAGTGTGGCCGTACCAATAGCCGATAAAGTTATAGAAAAAATTGCGGACAAAATAGATGAACGATCAATTGAGGAAACCATTACTGTTCCTATGCTTTATACTCGTATTCATTTAACGTTGGAACAAGCTGTAAAATCGGTAGAGGCTGTTGGGCTAAAGGCAATTCCGGTTGAAATACATATTCAACAGGCAAATATCAAGTATAAAGATTGCTTTGAGAACCAAGTTGTCGCTTCTGAACCGAAGCAAAATAAAAAAGTGAGACCCGGAACAGGAGTTCGTTTGATTTTTGTGACAAAAGAAGTTATTGCAGAAAGTCAAAAACTATTTGATGAAACACAGAGAACCAAAATAGAGGTCAAAGAACGTACTAGAGAAAATCTTTCAGTTGCTGCGAAAAGGACAAAACAGGGCGTGACAAAAATATTTAAAAGAAATAACAAAGAAAAAATAATAGGGGAGGATATGCCAAATGAGTAAAATCGGAAAAAAGAAGCGGAGTACAGCCGGATTGATATTGGATGTAATACTCACGTTATGTACCGGTGGATTATGGTTAATTTGGATATTGATACGGTATCTCAGAAATAATAGTTAGAATATTGGTTAAGTGAGACAGAGATTCTTTGATGAGTCCCTGTCTTTTTTATTTTCATTTGGTATTTTTTTTTGCGCGCGAAAAAAACATAGACTGTTATGAAGAGAGAAGGTTAAAACAGCCATTCTCTCTTTTATTTTGGAGAAAGGAGGCTCATCTATGCTTGAAAGTGAATTTCAAAACAAATTGATTCAAGAGTTAAAAAGAATGTTCAAAGGCTGCATCGTTACAAAACTCGATGCTAGTCATATTCAGGGTATTCCAGATTTGTTAATTCTTTATAACGATAAATGGGCCACCTTAGAGTGTAAAAAAAGTGTACGCGCCAAGAAACAGCCAAATCAAGAATATTATGTTGGACGAATGAATGAGATGTCATTTTCAAGATTTATTTGTCCGGAGAATAAGGAGGAAGTGTTATATGATCTTCAACAAGCATTCCGCTCTTGAAGGGCAACACGCCTTTCTTGGTGCGAGTAAATATCATTGGATCAATTATGATGAATCCAAAGTTGCCGAGTCATATTCAAAATTTCTGGCAACTCAAAAAGGAACAGAGCTTCACGATTTTGCAGCGAGATGCATCACTCTCGGTCAAAAACTTCCAAAATCACAGAAAACATTAAATATGTATGTAAATGATGCCATTGGTTTTAAAATGATTCCAGAGCAGCCCCTGTTCTATTCGGAGAATTGCTTTGGTACAACAGATGCAATCGTGTTTCGAAATCGGATGCTTCGTATTCACGATTTAAAAACAGGTGTCACCCCAGCACACATGGAGCAGCTTGAAATATATGCAGCTCTTTTTTGTTTGGAGTATAAAATTAAACCGGCTGATATCGACATAGAGTTGAGAATTTATCAGAGCAATCAGATTTTATATGAAAATCCAACAGCGGAAATCATCGTTCCAATCATGGATAAAATTATCACATTTGACAAAGTAATTAACAAAATCAAAGAACAGGAGGGCTAAATTATGAATCCAATTGCGGAAGAAATTTTAATGCATTATGGAATGCCTCGCCGTTCCGGACGCTATCCATGGGGGTCTGGTGAAAATCCATATCAGCATAGCGGAGATTTTCTGAGTCGAATAGATGAGTTGAAGAGCCAGGGAATGAGTGATACGGAAATTGCAAAAGCTATGGGATTAACCACCACGCAATATCGTACACAGAAATCATTGGCGAAAGATGAGAGGCGTGCACTGGATGTGGCAAGGGCGAAGTCTCTTAGAGAAGATGGACTAAGTCTAAATGAAATTGCAAAAGAGATGGGTTTTGCAAATGATTCATCTGTTCGTTCTTTGTTAAATGAAAATTCTGAAGTTCGCATGAACCAGGCGAAGACCACTGCTGAATTTATCAAAAAACAAATTGATGAAAAAGGTATGATTGATGTCGGTGCAGGTGTGGAAAGAGAACTTGGCATTTCAAAAGAGAAATTGAATGAAGCTCTCTATATGTTGGAAATGGAAGGCTATCCTGTTTATGGCGGTCGAGTGGATCAGATAACAAATCCGGGTAAAAAGACTACTCTTCGGGTAATCTGTCCTCCTGGAACAGAGCATAAAGAGATTTATGATTTTGAGAATATCAATTCTTTGAAAGATTATGTGTCCCACGATGATGGAGAAACCTTCGATCCTAAATTTGTTTATCCGAAAAGCATGGATTCTAAGCGGCTCCAAATTCGCTATTCTGAAGATGGAGGCGAATTGAAAGATGGAGTTGTTGAAATTCGTAGAGGTGTTGATGATTTGTCTTTGGGGGAATCACACTATGCGCAGGTACGAATTTTAGTTGATGGAAGTCATTACATTAAAGGTATGGCGGTTTATTCGGATGACTTACCGGATGGTGTGGATGTTATGTTCAACACCAATAAGAAAAAAGGAACTCCTAAAATGGATGTTTTAAAACCAATCAAAGATGATCCGGATAACCCGTTTGGTTCTTTGATTAAAGAAGGTGTTAATGATCCCGATAACCCGACTTCTGTGAAAGGTGGTCAGAGCTATTACTATGATAAGAATGGCAAGAAGCAGCTTTCACTAATCAATAAGCGTGCGGAAGAAGGGGACTGGGGAGAATGGGCAGATAAACTTCCATCACAGTTCTTATCTAAACAGAGTCGAACCTTAATTAAGAAACAACTTAATCTGGCAGCAGCAGATAAGCAATCAGAATTTGATGAGATTTGTTCTTTGACTAATCCGACTGTAAAGAAAGCTCTTCTAAAATCTTTTGCTGATGATTGTGATGCAGCGGCAGTCCATTTACAAGCGGCAGCTCTTCCTCGTCAGAAGTATCAGGTTATTCTTCCTTTAACTTCTATTAAAGATAACGAAGTTTATGCTCCGAACTATAAGAATGGAGAAACTGTGGCTTTAGTTCGTTATCCGCATGGAGGAACCTTTGAGATTCCCGTTCTGACAGTAAACAACAAACAAGCTGAGGGAAGAAGAGTTCTTGGGAACACGCCGGCGGATGCCATCGGAATCAATAAAAAAGTGGCAGATAGACTTTCTGGAGCGGATTTTGATGGTGATACCGTTATGGTCATTCCATGCAACTCGTCCAATAGTAGAGTGAAAATCACATCGACTCCACAGTTGAAAGGTCTTGAGGGATTCGATCCTAAGATGGCGTATGGAACAGTCAAAAAGGGTGGTGACTACTATAATGAAAGCGGTCAGAAGATTAAGATTATGAATAATACTCAGACAGAAATGGGTAAAATTTCAAATCTGATTACTGACATGACGTTAAAAGGAGCTACTCAGGATGAATTAGCAAGAGCGGTCCGCCATAGTATGGTTGTTATCGATGCCGAGAAGCATAAACTCGATTATAAAAAGAGCGAGCAAGATAATGGAATCACAGCCTTGAAGAAAAAATACCAGGCTCATGAAAATGATGATGGTTATGGTGGAGCTGCTACGTTAATTTCGAGAGCAAAGTCTGAAACTTCAGTGTTAAAAAGAAAAGGAAGTCCGATTATCGATAAAGAAACCGGTGAGCAAAGCTGGAAGACCGTTCGAGAGGAGTATGTGGATAAGAATGGGAGAACCCAGGTACGAACTCAGAAGAGTACCAAGATGGCAGAAACTAGAGATGCTCGGACACTTTCATCTGGAACTCCCCAGGAAGAGGCGTATGCGGACTATGCTAATACCATGAAGGCTCTGGCTAATCAGGCTCGTAAGGAGATGATTAGTAGTGGGAAAATAGCTTACTCCGCTTCTGCAAAACAGACTTATCAAGTTGAAGTGGACTCTCTTATGTCAAAGTTGAATGTTGCTTTAAAGAATGCCCCTAGAGAACGTCAGGCACAGACCATGGCTAATTCTATTGTGGCTGCTAAAAAGAAAGACAACCCAGACATGACAAAAGCTGAAATCAAGAAGGCCAATCAACAGGCTCTTACTGCGGCTCGTACCGCTGTTGGCGCAAAGAGAACGCCTATCGAGATTACAGATCGTGAATGGGAAGCAATTCAAGCAGGAGCTATTAGCGAGAATAAACTTACCCAGATTCTTAACAACACAAACATAGATACTGTCAGACAAAGAGCCACGCCTCGTGCGACAACAACACTAAGCCCAGCAAAAGCAAATAGAATCGCAGCCTTGAATGCTTCGGGTTATAGCACTGCTGAGATAGCAGAAGCTTTAGGTGTATCGAGTTCTACAGTATCGAAGTATCTGAATGGAAAGGAGTGAACAAAGTAAAATGGCAAGCAAATGTATGCTTACAACTGTTGATAATCCTTTTGATCCATTTGAACAGTTCACTTCATGGTTCATGTTCGATGAGGAAAAAGGTTATCATACATGTTCGTATCTTGGAAGAATTGCGAGAACATCCGATCAACTTTCAGAAGAAGAAAATGAGTTGGAAAATGAACGAGCAATTGATGAAATTTTGAAATATGATTTTCGGAATATCTATAAAAAAGTTGTGCAAAAAACATAATCATATTGCGGTGTAATGGTATAGGGGGGTGTCGCAAAAAATGCACCCCCTCCGTCATCGCGGCGGTCTTTGAAAATTCCCCGGGGGTATTTTTCGGAGAATGTTTTTACCTTCCGGCAGTATTTAACAGAGCTCATAAGGTTGACTAAGTAATAAGCTGTGGTTCTTTTTACTCTTTTTTCTCCTTTCGGTAAAAAAGTTGCAGTCAGCTTTGTGGGTTCTTTTAAATACTGCCAGAAAACTTTTATGAATCTATTGAAAAACACATGGGAAGGAGACAGTAAATGGCTAGAAAAGTAAAGAGTTCCGAATCGACAAGCTCTTCCAAAAAGATTCGCCCTGCTTTGACTCCGGAAGCAAGAGAACTTCAAATGATTTCTCTGGCTGTTGACTTGGCTGAAAAGCAATTACTGGAGGGGACTGCTTCTTCTCAAGTCATTACGCATTATCTGAAATTAGGATCTTCCAGAGAAAAGCTAGAACAAGAACGACTAGCAGAAGAGAATAATTTAGCCAGGGCAAAAGTGAGGGCTATTGATTCCACTGACGAAATTAAAGATCTCTATAAAGATGCCATCAATGCATTTCGTATATACAGCGGACAGGGTAACGACGATGATTAGGACATATGCAGAACTATCAAAATTGAAGACTTTTAAAGAACGATACGAGTATCTTCGTTTAGGCGGAGTTGTCGGGACAGACACTTTTGGATTTGACCGATATTTGAATCAGATTTTTTATCGGTCTACAGAATGGAAGTCAGTTCGTGATTTTGTGATTGTGAGAGATAATGGATGCGATCTTGGAATAGAAGGACATGAAATATATGGGAAAATATTGATTCATCATATGAATCCAATTTCCGTAGAGGATATTTTAAAAAGAAGCGATTTCCTTTTAAATCCCGAATATCTCATCTCAACAATTCTTACAACACATAATGCCATTCATTACGGAGACGAAAGTCTTCTCATTACAGAACCTATTGTTCGAAGCAGAAATGATACATGTCCCTGGAAACGTTGATGGAGAGGAGATTATGGAGATTATGGAAAGCGTACTTACATCAATAAAAAAAATGCTTGGTATTACAGAAGAGTATGAACACTTCGATTCAGATATTATCATGCATATCAATTCGGTG